GTCTGACGAGCCAGAAGGCAAAATTGCTGTAATGTCGAGCGTAAACAGATCAATAATCTGCGGCAGCTCTGGCTTAAAAACTTCAGCGTTAGGAGGCGTTTGCGTCATACATAAACCTGCGTAAGGCCAAACTTGATTCGAGCGTATGCTGGCGTCTCTGGCGTCAAAGTCCAGCCGTCATCAAGAAGATAGTTTCTAGCCGCAAGAGTCAACGTTATTGCTACGACTGTTCCATCAGAAATAGTGACAGAGGTCAAGTCACCCGTGACCATATTCGCTGTGTAATTTGCTGGTCTTGTGTAACCAGTCAAGACTAAAGCACTTAAGTTCGTGTAACCAAGCTTTAGATTGCCAGAAGCGAATGGCCTCGAAAACGTCTTAGTATTTAAAGGGCTAATCCAATTAATTGCTTGGCCTTTTTGTGAAAGGAAAAAACTTTCAATTGAATAAGCCTCTTCATTGGTCAAAAGTCCGGTGGTGCAATCCCACCTTTCAACGTCTGTATTCAAGCCATCAGTCAAAACTTGACTGTAACCATCCCCAAATTGTGCCCTTTGCACTCTTGAAGTTGTTTTTATGGAAGTGGTCCGTTCAAGCTTGATGTCATTAAATGCCAGGTAAGTCATCAGAGCATTCCTCCACTGCGACGTTCATTAGCCAGCGTTGATAACACGATACCTTGTACCTGACCAGCTAGCTGCTTTTGTGCTGCAGGATTCAACTTGTCGCCTGTGTTTTCAACTGTGATATTTATGTTACCGACTGAAACGCCACCGCCGCCAGAAGCTTGAACACCTAACTTGCCACCAGGACCGCGCTGCAAAGGCATGATCGCCTCAGGACCAGCTTCACCCATGAGCCCGAAACGACCAGCACCACCATTGGCGTAGGCAAACATCGTGGGCTTATCAACGATGCCGCCTTTGGCATAAGGCACGATCTTGTTCTTGGCGAATACTCCGCCTTTGGCAAATGGAGTACCCGAGAGGCCGCTGTAGTCTCCAAAAAGCGGCAGTCCTGAGCTAACTCCACTCCCGAAGCTAGGAGCAGAGCCACTCCCAGGCAGCAACCCAACAACCGTATTCAAGATTGCCATTGCGATCATCTTCTGGATGATCTGCATTGCCATGTCAAGGAAATAACTGGCGATATTCTTGAAGAATCCAGCTAATGCTTCCTGAGTGGTTGCACTACCATCAATAACACTCTTGAACGAGTCAGAGAATGCAGTGCCAATTGCGTTTGCTGCACTCGTGACTTGATTGATTGGATTAACTAGGTCAGCTAAATCTTTTTTCATCTTGGCAATATTTTGCGTCAGTCCTTCGACAAGTGTTGGGTCTATTGTTTGGCGGAACAGGTCGGTTTGTTGTTCAGCATTTGGATCTCCTGCGTCTATCCTTGACTGCCTAAATCTTTCAATTCTCTGCTCGTTTGTCACCAAACCAAGCTGATCGCGCAAGTTGAATAGCTCGTCCTCGGATGCTTTGGCGATGGCTTCTTTCTCAAACCTGTACCGCTGTGCTTCTTTCGTAAGCTCTGCAGCATATCCAATTGAAAGACGAGTGTCGTCGTTTTGTTTCGTTGCAATGGCCTCTGCTACCAACGCGCCCTGTTCTTTTTGCCCCTCGGCATCCTTAAGGGCTTCAAGATATTTCAGTTCAACCTGTGCAGCTTGTTCGGCAAAGTCAATAGTAATTCTTTGGTTGTTTAACTGATTTACCCTTGACCTGTTGTTTTTGTTTTGAGCTTCGCCAATATCTATCTCGTTAGCTAGTCTCGCCTTTGTCGCCGCAATAAGTTTGCCTTCGTTTATGATCGAATCAAGCAAAGACTTGCGCACTTTTTCTGCCTTGCCGCCGCCGCCGCCGCCGCCGCCGGTATCAGTGCCTGTAGGAGAAGCGAAGTCGGTTAGGTTGTTTAAAAGATAATCGGGTAAATCAGCGCCTTGATCGCGGTCATACACCGCTCTATCTCTGGCTCCTCGGAGCTTCCTGCCTGTCACCCCTAATTGCTCCAGCTGTGCCTTGCGAAGAGGATCAACTATAGGCTTGGCTAGCCAATCACCAATTTTCCCGCTTATGGTTGGAGCACCTTTTAGTTCTCTTTGCTCGATGCGAGCGACTGCAGCACTGTTTTCCGCAATTTCTTTGTCAACAGCCGCAACACCGCCTTCTCTTATTAACAGATTAAGTCTATTCTGCTCATTAGCAGCTCGAAAAATTGCCACACCTAAGGCAGCAGCGCCAGCGGCTAATGCTGTGTATGGATTCAATAGTGCTGCCGCATTCAACCCAACCAAAGCCTTTGCTGCGACTATAGCGTTAAGTTTTAAAGTAAAAATTGCTGCGCTCAATGAGCCAATAGAAGCAATGATTGCCGCAATCTTGCCCACTACGAACACAGCGAAAGCAGCAGCGGCAGCCTGAGCTACCAAGTCAAGATTCTTCGCAAGCGCAATCAGTCCATCCCTAATGCTTGGTAGAGCAGCAAGTATTGCTGGAGTGATTTCTTTTAAAAACTCACCAAAAGCTTGTTGAAACTCAGCACCAACCGGCTGAAGAGCTTTGCCTATCTCAATCCGCATGTTGTTATATGCAACCGTCAACCTTGCTCCAGCTGACTCGGAAGACGCAGCAATTTTTTTAGCTAGCTCTCCGTACTCACCACCTAATTGAACCAAGAACTTCATCAGATCATTCAGGCCCACCTCGCCTTTTTGCAAGGCTTTTGTTAGCTCTGGGCCGGTCCTGCCTGACGCTTCTGCGATTTTGTTAAACGTGCCAGGTAGTCTTTCTGCAATTTGATTGATTTCTTCCGCAGAAACTTTGCCCTTCGAGAAAATTTGAACAAGTGCAGTTACGGCCCCTTGAACCTCCTCTGCGCCGCCACCCGTAGCAATAATTGCAGAGTTGATACTCTTGAATGCAAGCTCCGCATCAGCAACGCCACCACCAGCGCCTTTCACGGCTGCCGTGAGTCGAGTGATTCCCCTGACAGCAACTTCTTGCGGAATGTTTAATTCTTTTGTAACGCTAGTCGCCGCTGCAAGTGCTTGATTGTATTCACCCTGAGTTCCGGCAATACCTTCCAATGCAATTTTTAATTTTGTGATACTCGCTGCATACTCAGCGAAACCACCAAGCTGCTCCCTAAGACCTCCGAGCTGAGCGCCAAGTGCAGCACCCGCAAAAGATCCACCAACACCCCCAACCGCGCCACCAATTGCGCCACCAAGGAATCCTTCAGGGCCGCCAAAGATACCACCGGAGATCGTTGCGCCAGCGACTTGAGCTGCTTGGCCGGGGGAGAACTTGCGGCGATTGCGAGAGCTTTTCGCTAAGGCTCTATCCGTTCTTTCTATAGCTTTTGTTGCTAAATCAAAGTTTTTAGACGCAGGATTAAGCCCCTCTCGCAAGCTGACCCAAGCAGCCCTCTGTTGATTCAAGCTTGAAATGCTGCCATCAGAGGCTCTGGTTGCTGCAAGGATACGCAGGGACACGTCTTCGTAAGACTTGCCCATCATTTGGATTCCGGCAGAGCGACCGGAGCCAGAGATGCCAGCAATGTTTTTAAATAAAGCGGAAGCCTCTAGCGGTTGATTCGCTAGACCTCCTCCAGAAAAACCGTTATACCTGCGAGAACGTTTTCTTTCTCTGCGATCAATAGAGCTTTGAACCGGATCTCGACCCGCAAACATTCCAAAAGTTTCTTGCTGTCCCAACCGGCCTCTTATTTGAGCTTTTCTAGCAGATGTCTTGAAAGGATCTGCAATTTTGTTTTCTAAAAAAGAAATTGATCTTAAAGCCTTGGCATATTCTTTTGATCCAACAGCTAGATCTTGAAAATCCTCTTTCAACTCGCGCAAGCGTTGTGACAGCCTCGCTGAAGTCAATGTCCCAGTATTAATCTCTTTCCCATACTTTCTTAAAAGCTCCGCAGCGGTTTTGTTTTGATTATTATTATCTACTGTCGCAGTTGTTCCTTCTCTAATCTTTAGAGCAAGTCTTTCCTCTAAGCGTGTTTGCACTTTTGTTAATGTATTTAGCTGCTGCTGCTGCTCAATGTATTCTTTGTTTACATTGCCTTTTTCGTCAAAAGCCGAAGCGGTTGCAGAACTTCGGAGTTGATCTATTTTTCCGATCAAAGCGCCTGGAGTTTTACCGATAAACCTTCCTCTGGCAGTCTTAAAACTTAAGACTTTCTCAGTGCGCGTAGCTTGATTTTCGACTTCTTTTAGTTGTTTTTTTAATAACGAAATGTCAACAGCTAAATCTTTGAAAACCTTGCCACCGATTTTCGCTTGGTCCTGTAAAGCCTTGAAGGCCGAAACTTGCCCCCTAATAACAGAAATGCTTTTGTTTGCACCTTTCCCGTATTCAATAATGCTTTGACGTGCGCTTTCCAGGCCCGCGTCAGCTTGGTTTACTGTTTTTAGCAGATCCCTAAAAGATCCCTTAAGTCTTGAGAGCTGTTCGCTGCCTTTTATTAGCAGCTCAATATCAATTTTTTTTACAGTCTTACTTGCCATCTTTCTTGTTCAGCTCAGAGAGTGCAGCAGCTTCCATTACTTGAAGGCTCTCCAGCATCTCACGGGGATTGCTTACATCATAAAGGGACATCAGTCCTGACGCACCCAGCAAGACCTCATACTTCAATCCAACGTAACCTCCCATCGTGACGGTCCATTGCGTTTGCATCCGCAAGAACATCATCAACGCATCCCAGTTTTCTTCCCACACTTCAAAGTGCTCCTCTTCAGGAGCGGCCTGACGCTGCGGCTTCAATCCAAATGCCGCTGCGTCATCAGCACTCTTGTCCTCTATCCTTTTGCCGCCATTGGCCCAATACTTGACGGCATCTTTTAGTTTCCCAGTTTCGCGCCTTCAAACGTTTCCGTATATGCCTTCAGGACACCGCGAATCCAGTACGGATCATCAGCAAATTCTTTCATTGCTGCTTGGGAGAACGGCAACGGTTTTCCGTCTTCGTCCTCGATTCCTTCCCATCCAGTCATGACTGCTTTAAGCAAATCAAGATCGCCTTTATCCGCAAGCTTTTGGAACTCAGACCGTGGAACTCTTTTGAATACTGCGTCAAAGCTGGATTCATCAAAGACCCCACCATCAGCAGGCTCTTCCACAGTTACAGGCCATTTAAAAGTCTTGACCTTTTTGCGAACGAATGCCATTGAGCAGATTTAACTGCAATTAGCTTACAGCAATAAAAAAGGCCGTGCTCTCCAACACGGCCTCGGGAGCCCATCTGTTCAGATCAAGTGTACACCAAGCTGAACTCATCATTCCCTACTGTTGATGGGATTGCGGTATATGGAATGTTCAGCATCGCAATGCCGTCCTGGTCCCCATAGCTCACATCGCCGATGTCGATCTTAGTGCTAGCAAAATCAACGATGTTTCCTGCCGTGGTGCCGTGTTGGAACGTAAGATTACCCAACGTGCCGTCAGTCAAGGCAGCAGAGAAATAATCCTTCGTGGCAATTGAAACCATCTCAATGCTCACGCTGCCGCTCGCACTGCGATCAGTGATGATCACTTCCTTGTCGCAACCAATCAATTCTCGATACACGACTGTGTTGCCGATGTCCATGCTCACTGACTGAAGGCAGCCAGAGTAAGAGAGCAAGGAGAAGGTGTCTGTGTTGCCGTTTTTGAAGATCAGCGGTGTTGCCTGGTTTGCGTAAGTAACGCTAGGCAGTGCTGAATCGTCAGGAGCGTTATAGATACCAGTGAAGGTGAAGTCAATCGTAGGGATTTCGCCCACCGAGCCGTTCAGGGTGAAAGTCCCTCTAGCACCAGTCACCTTATGACGAACACCATCAATGTTGTAGTGAATGGTGACTGAGCTGAAAGATGCACTTACTGGTGCATAGGTGACACTGACTCCAGCAGATACAGTCTCAGAAAGGCCGCAAGCTTGAAGCGCCTTGCCGT